TGAGCACGCCGGCCGCGTCCAGCGCTTCGTAGTGCGCGCGTGACAGGTCCAGCGGAAAGTCGAACCCGGTCTCCGCCCAGTTCCGGGCGGCCAGCGCGCCCACCTGGTCGAGGTAGTCGCCGACACGGACTTCACGGATTTCGATGGCCATGCCGCGACGATACGGGCGCGCGCACGAACCACGCGCACCCCGTCAGCGCATGGCGCGATAGGGGTCGTAGTCGCCGCGCGCGCCGCGGTCGTTGCGGTAGGCGTCGAGCGGGTTGCGCTTGGCCACCGGGTAGGCGAAGGTCAGCGCCAGCGCGTCGGCCAGGTCGGGCGATCCGCCCCCCTGCAGTCGCTTCTTGATCTCGTCCTTGGGCTCGAGCACGCGGCGCCCGGCGGCGTCGTACCAATACACGGGCGTGGCCAGCTCCTGCTTGAGCGCGTTGTCGTTCGGGATCGCGCCGCCCATGCGCAGCCAGTCGGCGAGCGCGAACCACATCTCGGCCCGCCGGTTCAGGAAGAGCGCCGGGTTCGTCGCCTTGCCGCCGAAGGGCACCTCAACCACGTCGTGGCCGAGCTGGCGCAGGCGGTCGATCACGCCGGCCCCGGCGCCCGAGTCGATGAACACCGCGTCGGACTTCCAGTCCTGGATCTTCGCCGCCACCCGCGCGGCCAGATCCATGTTGTCGATGCCGCGGAAGACGGCGGGCGCGAAGGCTTGCAGACCCTGGCGCGCGAAGATCACGCTGCGGTCGTCGCCAAAGCGCGCCGGATCGACGCCCAGGATGCGCGGCGCGTCCTTGATGTCGTCCGGGCGCAGTGTGCGGCGTGCGGCCTCCTCGGCGTCGGCCAGGCTGATGAGCTGGTCGTCGCCCGCCGCGGTGAAGTCGCACAGGTACTCGCGCGCGAACGAGGTTTCGTTCATGTCGCGGCGCAAGCGCGCGACCTCCTCGGCGTCGATCGCGTTCGTGTCGAACACCGTGTAGCGCGCACAGTGCCAGTCCGGCAGCGCCTCGGCCCGATAGTAGAGCTCCGAGAACAGGTTGATGCCCTGCGGCGTGCCGATGAAGAGCGCCCAGCCTTTGCGGTCGGACAGCGCGGGCTGGATGATGTCGTTCCACACCTCAGGCTTGATCTGCGCCACCTCGTCGATCACGCAGCCATCGAGGCGCACCCCCCGCATTGCGTCCGGGTTGTCGCCGCCGAAGATGCGAATCACCGCGCCGTTGTGCTTGAAGCGCACCCACAGCTCGCCCTCGTTGACCTCGATCGCCTCATGTTGGCGCAGCGGCTCGATCTTCTGCTTCAGGCGCGCCCAGGCGATCGCCTTGGCCTGCTTCAAGTAGGGCGCGACATAGAAAAACTGCCCGAGATCCTTGTTGAACTGCAGCGCCTTGTCCAGCAGCTCCATGATCGCGAGCTCGGTCTTCCCTGCCCGGCGGTGCAGCGCCAGCACCGAGAAGCGCAGCAGCCGCTTGTGGCACTCCTGCTGCCAGTCGCGCGGCGTGTAGTCAAGGCGCAGCCGGATCACCGCGCAATCCCGGTCACAACCTGGATCTGAATACCGCCCTCGTGCTGCACGCGCTCGACGTGCAGGCCGCTGGCCTTGCCGCGAGCAAGCTCGGCGCTCACCGCGGCGGAATACTTGCCATCGGCCTCGGCCAGATCGCGCAGTCGCTGCAGGTCCGCCAGGTGCTGCTCGAGCGTAATGCCCACCTTAGCGATGATCGGCGCGCGCAACTCAGCAACCCTTGCGGCAACCTTGGCGTCTGCCATGAGCCGGCTTGCAGACTGGTGCACGGCGTCCGGCTTCCAGTTGCGCGACCTTGGGTAGGCCTCTCGATGCGCCTCGGCCTGCGACTTCCCGCTGGCCACCAGTTGGGCGAACGTCTCGCGCTGCGGCGACAGGGGCTTCGCCTCCTTCACTCTCGTTCCTCCAATTCCCTGGCGCACTCGCGGAATGCCTGCGCCACCACTTGTTCCAGCCACTTCGCGCCACCGCGGCGCATGATCTTGCTGCGCGTGGGCAACGACACGACGAACTCCAGCTTCACCACCTCACGCTCGGCAGCGAGCCGGCCGCGGCGCGAGCCGGTCACGATGTCGCGCACGCACGACTTCGACACCCCGTACTTCGCCGCGAGCTGCCGATAGCTCATCTTCGGCGCATGATCCGGCCCGCGGTCCTCGAGCATGCGATCGACCTCTGCGTCGGTCAGCACCGCGCCCGGGTGAGCCTCGCCGACACGGTACGCCATCAGACTGCAATCCTTGCGAACAGGTCGGGCGTGCGGTCATCCCGCTCCACCCTGTTTCGCACATCGCACACCGCATGCCGCACCGACGGCGGCGCCAGCAGCCCCAGCGAGCGCGCGCAAACCGGACCAAAGCACAGCCGGCCGATGCGCGCAGCAGGGCGCTTCAGGGGGCGGCGACAGTGCGCGCAGATCATGCTGGCCTCACCTCGACCATCACGCCGGGCGTTGCGCTGTAGCGCTTGCTGACGTGGAGCTCGACGACCTGCGCGTCATCGACCCACACGATCCCGTTGCAGGCATCGGCGATCGCCTTGGCCACGTTGTCCGCGTCGGGCTTCGTGGTCGGGCGCTCGGTGCCGGCGAGCGCGGCGTCCTGCTTGCGCTTGCTCCAGTTCTTCGGGATGGCGTGCATCACCACCAGCGACAGCGCCACCGGGAAGGCCATCGGCGCGGCGTCGCGCATCGCCTGCCTGGCGGCGAGCTTCACGAGCGACTCATAGCTCGCGGTCTTCTCGGGCGTGTGCATGCGCACGCTGTTGCCGATGCGGAAGGCGCGCGGGCGGCCTTTGCCGACGGGCGGGCCGGGGATCTCGAAGGCGATCACTTCACCCCCTCCAGCAAATCCGCCTGCTGTGCAGTAATTTCGTAGGCATCGCGGACCTCGTGCGCGAACATTCCCGCCGCAACGCCCGTCGTCCCGTCGCCTGTGTTGCGTGGTATAATTGCGTCATGATTACTAAGACTTGCGAGGTTTGCGGCGCCTCTTTTGACGTGAAGCCGTACCGAAAAGACAGCGCCCGTTTCTGCAGCCAGGCTTGTGGCGGCAAATGGCACATGTCTTCCAGATCCATGCCGAACGACCACAAGATCGGCAACAACTGGCGCAAGGGGAAAAGGCCCGCCAACGCATTCACGAGCGAACAAGCGCGGCTGATGAACCTCGTAGAAGGCGAGCTTCACCAGTGCGCCAACTGCTCCGCGTCGTTTCGGATAAAGCCGTGGATTGCGCGTCAAAACACGACAAAATCCGGCCTGCGTTTTTGTTCTAAGAAGTGCCACTCGGAACACATGGCGTCTCATGCCTCCGGCGAGAACTCCCATTTGTGGGTCGGCGGAATAACCACCTACCGCGGAAAGGGCTGGCTTGCCGCAAGGAAGGCCGCGGTTAAGCGCGACGACGGGACGTGCAAGTTGTGCAAAAAGGTTGTTGGCGATTCGATTCCGGTTCATCACATCAAACCTTTTCGCCAATTTGATTCAGCAGAGGCAGCAAACAAGCTTGAGAATCTTGTGTGCCTCTGCCAGTCGTGTCACATGAAAACGGAAATAGCGGAGGAGCGTCGACGACGCGCTGAATCCGCTCGCACATGATTTCGAAGTATTTCGGCTCTCTCTCAATTCCAATAAATTCCAGCCCCATCTCAAGCGCTGCGACCCCGGTTGTGCCTGACCCAGCGAACGGATCGAGGATCGTTTGCGGCTTGCCGGCTTGCTCGATGCACCACTTCATAAGATCGACCGGCTTTTGCGTCGGATGCACCTTCCCGCCGTCCATGTTCATTGGGCGCATGCGAAATATCCTGGCGACGGCATCAATGTTCGTCCACGCCATTTCGAGATCTGCAAAGTCGCGGCCGTCGTTCTGTTTGTCCCACACCAGCACGCACCTTGCAGGCGGCAGGTCGAAGTAGTTACCGCCCCACAAAATAGCCTTGGCGGATTGCGCTACCACCCCATCAATCAACTCCTTCTCTGGCGTGTCGTCATCCCATGACATGCCGCCCATTCCACGGCTCACCGCCAAGCGGTTGCTCTTTGTGATCCCGATCCCATACGGCGGATCAGTAATCACCGCATCCACCTTCGGCAGCGTCGGCAGGATGTCGCGGCAATCCGCGAGGTAGAGCGTTGCGTTTCCGATGATTTCCTTTCTCATGCTGCCCCCTTCCCCGCTCTGCGCCGCTCCCGCGCCTGATTGCACGCAGCGCAGACGCTGCCCGCTGCGGTCCGCTTGTAGCCTTTCATGGCACTACGCCGGCCACAAGTCACGCACCGGAATGTCGGGCTCGTCACACCCGGCATACTGGCCTGGCGCTCGGTCTGCTCGCGATAGCGCTGCTCGTCGATCTGGCGGGCGAAGTTCATGTGCGCCCCCTTGTGGCCGTGAATGCGGCCTTGGCTTGTGCGTGGAGCGCCGCGGCCGATGCGTGGCCGTGCCGGCGCTCCCATGTCTCGAAAAATGCCCGGCGCGGGCGGTTGGGCTGCGATCCAGCGCGCGAGGCAGGTGTTCAGGTGTTCGGGTGTCCATGTCGGGCCTCTCGGGATGTCAGGCAGTAGCATTGCCGGGCTCCAATGCGGCTGATGCGCGCGGCGACACGATCACCCCGCTCGCAACGTGCTCGGCGAGGATCTTCACGAAGCGCGGTTCGCCGGCCTCGGCGAGTTCGAGGATGGCTGCCTCCCAGCGCGAGCCGCGGGCGCCGCCCGGCGGCGGGATCTTTGCCCAGGCGGCGCCGTCCTCGGCGCGCTTCATCCGCGCTGCCAGTGCGCCGACTTGCTGTTCTGCGCTCATGCCGCGCTCCTGCCGTCGATCACGCGCAGCGGCTGCGCAGCCTCGACCGCTGCGGCCGACGCAGTGGCGAACCCGATCAGCGGCCGGCTCGTGCCGCCCTGCATCACCGCTTCGGCCTTGCTCGCGTCGCCGATCAGTCTCGGCGGATCGGAGCGCAGACCGCGGCGCACGTTTTCCGCCTCGGCGATGCCGGTCAGAACCGGCGGATACTCGGGCCTCTCGTTGCGCATGGCGTAGCCGCGATAGCGGTTCTCGAACTCCTTGGCCACGAACGGCCACTCGTCCTCGGTCTTGGACGCCAGGCCTACCCATCCGCCCATGTCGTGCAGCACGCGGTGGATCAGCGCGTCGTCGAACGCCACGCTGGCGTACGGGCCGACGTGGCGCACCCCCTTGTCGACCTTTGCCCAAGCGCGCAGCGCCGAGTCCTGCGTCGTGCCGCCGAGCATGCGGCGCACGTCGGCGATCTTCGGCATGAACTGGCCGGTGTCCGGGTTCTGGACGTGGGCGTTCAGCGCATGGCGAACAGCCGGCAGATCGAGATCCTTCAGCCCCTGCCAGTAGATCGCGATCACCCCCGGCGACAGCGGCTTGCCGCAGTACTCGGCCACCGCCTGAAGCATCTCGGAGAACGCATCGAATTCGTGTTGCTGCATGGCTTCACCCCTCGCCGAAGATCAGTCGCTTGGCCTCATCGGCCGCCTGTCGATTGCGGTCGGCCAGCGTCGGGGAGGCACGCGGCAGGGGGCGCACCTTGGCCGCGTCGCGGCGGCGGCCCTCGGCGGTGGCGATCACCCAGGCCATGCCCTTGCCTCGGGATTTCGGCTCCTCGGCGACGCCGCAGAGCTCATCGGCGGTGATGCCGGCTTGCAGCAGGGCGAGCAGCTTCGGGTGAGACGGATTCACGCCCTGGATGCCGGCGTCTCGCAGCCGTCGGCAGATCGCGCCGGTCTCGGTGGGCTCGACTTCAGGGGAACGGTCTGCAGAAGCGAGCGCGATCGGCACCTCGGGCGCGCTACTGACGCTCAGTGATTCGCTCGCTTGTTCACCGGATTCAGGATTCAGAGAATAGGGATTCAGAGAATCAGCGTGGCTGGCACTGTGCTGGCACTGTGCTGGCACTGTGCTTGTCTCGTTCTCGCCGATAGAAGGCAGTTCCGATGCCGCCTCGCGAACGTGCGGATTCTGGTGCTTGGCAAAGTTCAGCACCTGAATGCACGCGATTCCGCGCACCTCGTAGCGGGCGATGAACCCGGACTTGGCAAGGCGAGCGAGGCTTGCATCGACGTCGACGTTGTCGGCCGGGAAGACGGCCATCTTGATCCGCTTCGGCCGGTCCTCGAGGCGCCCTTCGCGGTCTGCAAGCGTCCAGAGCCCGATGAACAGCAATCGATCCTCGAACGGCAGCTCGACCAGATCCTCGTTCGTGAAGAACGAAGGCTTGATGTTCCTAGCGCGAGCCATTACGCGGCCTCATGAATTCGTTCGCCAATCCAGCGCACCACCGGCACCGCCCACGAGTTGCCCAGCGCCTTGTAGCGCGGGCCGTCCGGGCACTGCTCCGCGATGGCGTCTCGCACGTCGGCGGAGTGCTTGTCGGCTGGCCAGTAGCCGAGCTTCCACGGGATACGGGTGTAGTCGTCCGGGAACCCCTGCAAACGCTCGCACTCGCGCGGCGTGAGTCGGCGGACCTGCATCGTCTGCGCAATCATCGGCACACCTTGTTCGGCTTTGCCGCCTCCGGTGCTGATCGCGCCGCAGCGCGAGCCGTCGCCGCCCTCTAGCCTGACTTCTGCGCGGCTGTTCTCGGCAAACGCGACCGCCTGCGTCCCGCCGTCCGTATCGAGCGGCCCGGTGCGGTCGTGCCAGTGGTCGGGGTCTTGGCGGGCGTTGAAGGCGACAGGCACCAGCGGCGTGCCACGCCCCGTGCCGTCCTCGCTGGCGTCGACGCCCTCGGCCTTGAGCGTGTGGGCGACAAAGTTGCACGTTTCCCAATCCTGCCGCTTGGCCTCGCCCGCTGTGACGCAGCGGGCGATCGGGTCGGCGTGGATCAGTACATGCGGCTTGTCGCCACCGCCGCCGGACGCGCGCAGGCAGTTCTGCACGTCGTCGCCCAGCTCTGCGGTAGCACCGCCTTCTCGGCCACGGAGCGACACTGCGCGAGCGATCAATCCGCCGTCGCAGTCGAAATCTGTGCCGAGGCCACCGCCTCCAGTGCTGCGGCTAGGGATGATGGGAGCGACTTTCCCCGATTCGCGGCTCGGCGGAGAATCCCGGCGCACGCCGTCCCACTCAAAAAGTACCGTTGCGGGATCGAACCCGTCTCGAGCACTTGCGACAACGAACACACGGCGGCGGCGTTGGGCCAGTCCGAAATATTGGGCGTCCAGGGTCCGCCAAGCGACTGCCCGCGTGGGTCCATACACAGCACCAGCGTTCGCCCATTTGCCCCCTGGCGCTCGAAGCGGCTCATCTTCTCCGGCAAGGCCAGCCAGAAAGCACCCGAAAGCATTGTCCTTGGTCGAGAGGACGCCGTGGACGTTTTCCCAGAAGACGATTGCTGGGGGGCGTCCGTATCGGACGCGAACAAAGTCGATTGCATCGGCAAGTTCCACGAATTTCAGGGTCAGGTTTCCGCGCTCGTCGGCGAGTGATTCGCGCAGGCCGGCGACGGAAAACGCTTGGCATGGGGTGCCGCCCGCAAGAACGTCCGGGGCTTCAACTTCGCCGGTCATCACGCGCCGGGCGATGGTCGTCATGTCGCCGAGGTTCGGTACGGTCGGGTAGTGGTGCGCGAGGACGGCACAAGGGAATGGTTCGATCTCTGCGAACCACGCCGCGCGCCAGCCCATCGGACGCCATGCACCCGACGCGGCTTCGTTGCCGCTGCACACGCTCCCAGAAGTCAGCTCCGCCCCCATTCGCCCTCCCCTTGCAGTCCCTGCCGTGCCCGTTTTCCGGCCACAGCCCCCAGGCGCTCGGCGGTCGTCATCGGGCATCACGCGGTCTCCTGGCTGGAGGGCTCGGCCGGAGACGCTTTCCGCAGCCTCTCCGCGAGCGCGACGATTGCTTGCCCGCGCTCCCAGGAGGTTGTCTTGTGAACGCCGTTACGAAGTCGCGTAACGATCGACTGAGGCGCGCCGATGACTGCGCCGATTTCCGCGTCGCTCATGCCTGTCGCGGAAATCTCTTGGAGGGAGGATTTAATGTCCATGCCTCATTGTGATACGCGCTCGTATCCTCGTCAATACGTTCCCGTGCTTGCCCGGCCTCATACGTCGTCATTGCGACGCAGGAGGCTGCTGGGACAACCTCGGCGGGCGCTACGCCCGCGGCGCGGGCAACACCTACTTCCCGACCACGGGCGGCCCGTCGTGCCAGATGATCGGCGGCGTGATGCGCTGCCCCTAAATCTCAACGCAGACACGCACCTGGGTATCCGTCATGTAGCGCGCCGTCGAGCAGGCGGCCTGCGAGCTTCTTGCCAACCTTCTGCATGTAGCAGTCGTCACCGTCGCAGGAGTTCGCCAGATTGCGACCATTGTTACCGGTGCCGGTGAGGCGGATGCACGGCCACTTCGTCGCACTCGGATCGATGTCCGCAGCAGCCTTCCCACTTGTCAGCGTGTGGTAGCACTCGCTGCGCGGCGCCCACTCCCCCCACTGCTTGAACAGGAAAGGCACGCCGGCTGCGGCGCACTGGTCGCGCAGGCCGCGAGCCCACTCGGGGTGCATCGGCCGTGCCTTCGGTCCGGACTCGCCGCCGACGACGACCCAGTCGATTCCGATTTCATCGCTGATCCCCGTGTAGTCGCAGCTAGAGCAGCACTCATATCCGCCGGTTTCCGGGTCCATGATCACGTACTCGGCGTTCGGGCACGGCAGGTAGGCCGGCGATAGATCGACTGGACCAAGTAGCGGCTCCGCACTGATCCAACGCACGGCGGCAGGCGTGTCGAGCAGAAGCGGGATGCGCTCGTCGGCCGTCGCCTGATCCTCAACGCTGACGCCGAGCCAGATGCGCGGGTGCGGGCCTTCAAAGCTCAACGTCTGGTCGAAGATGCCGTCCGGGTCGATTCCTCCGCCGTGATGCACAGCCGCTGTCGCCCACGCTTCGCGCCGGTCGGCTCTCATGTAGTCGCGCATGCGGTCAGCGCGCTTCGTCAGCACTTGGAAAATGTGACCGTCCTGCTCGTTGCGGCCATACAGGCACGCCCACATCACACCGAAAACGCTGTCGATGAAGCTGTCCGGCACGCTCGGGTGAAACAAATCGGACATGCTGTTCACGAAGATCATCCGGCGTTTCGCCCAGCGGATTGGCTGGTCTAGGCGGTCGGCGTGCGTGCGAACGTCGGTGAAGTCGCGGCCGGCGTAGGCCGGCACCAGCTTGGTCATGCGCGGCCAATTGCGCTCGGCGTAGCAATGCTTGCAGCCTGCGCTGACCTTCGCGCACCCGGTAACAGGGTTCCAGGTCGCATCGGTCCATTCGATTCCGGTCTTGTCGGCCATCACGCGCCCTCCTGCCGTTCGGCCATCCGGTCCAGCCGCTCGATCTCGGCGAGGATCAGGGCGCCAGCTTTCACGAGGTCTCGGCGCGCGGTGGACGGCTTCCACCATTCCTTCACCCACGGCCATACGGGCGGAACTTTCCCCTTCGCGTAGCCGCCAGCGGACATCGCGTAGCAGGCTGCGGCGAGAGCCATTTCGTTTTCGCTGTGCTCGTCGTCGTGCTCCGACGTCCAGCCTTCGGCCTCTACCTGCAGGCGGCGCTCGGCCGCCACATCAAGCACGGCCTGCGAACCCCACGCGAGCAAGTCGCCAGGCGTCGGACCGGGATCGAGGTCCGAGTCCTGCTGTATCGGCGCGCGCCCGACAGCGGTGAGCGCCGCACGAAGCGCAGGCCCGAACGTCCCCGCCTGATCGCGTACGTCGAACACCCGCGCAAACGCCTGCGTCATCGCCTCGGTCGGCAAGCTCTCGGGCGCCGCATCTTCGTTTTGCTTCATGTGACATCTCCTATGGACTGATCCCACTCGGATGAGCGGGTAGGAGAAGTGTCGCATAAAAAATGCGTTTGCGTATTGACAGTGATGCGCGAACGTATCACTATCCATCCCAACGCACTACCGATCACCTCCCCTGAGAGAAGTGCCAGACGCGGCTGGATTACCGGGCGACTCCGCGAAGACCGCGCCCGGGTTTTCTTCTCAGTGGGTTATGCGAGGAGCTGACATGCACCGTACCGAACAGCACGACCCCGACCTTCACGCGATCGCACTGGAAGCGATGGCGCAAAGCCTGGTTGATCAGTGGGCGAAGGACCCGTACAGGGCTGGCGAAGCCGGCATGTGCCTGTCCGACGACGAATACGACGCGATCACGGCTGCGTACTGCAGCGGCGATCCGATCGCTCACTTTCAGGCGACCGACAAGGCAATCCGGCGCGTGCTCGCCGAGTGGGCGGCGCGCGAAGCCGGACAAGAGCTGGAGCGCCAGCAGCGCGAAGAGCGGCGCGCGGATGAAGAGGCCCGCGCCGCCGATCGCGCAGATTTCAGGAGGGCATTCGCATGAATCCAATTCTTGCGCGGATTGTCGCCGCGCTTTGTATGCCGGTGATCATTCTCGTCATCGTCATTGCCGATTTGTTCGGCCTGATGGACTTAGACGATGAATAGGCGATACCTGCCGCCAGGATCAATGCGCCGGCAACGCAGGCTTGGGCGCATCGAAGGAAGCATCGGAACGCTGCTGCTGGTATGCGCAATCGGCGCTGCGCTTGTCGCAGCAACGACGGCAGAACTCTACCGGCCAGCTCCCGCAACGATTCACCCGAGGCCGACAGGCACGCCCGCACCCGACGTTCGCGCGGAGATCCCGCCGTGCATTGGTGGCGGGAAAGATTGCAGCGCAGAAATCAACAACGTTCCCGAGCCCGGATCACTTGCCCTTGTCGGCGCTGGGCTTGTTGGGATTGCATGGAGGAAGTGGTTATGAGCCAGACCGCACACGAACGCCTTGCACTCGACCGGCTGCGCGAAGAACGGCAGCTTCAAAGGATTGAGCGCGCCAATCCGCACCACTACAAATTCCCGCGCCACAGCAGCCGCGAGCATCGCAACCTGCGGTTTGCCGAGCAGCAGAACCGCGCTGAACTGCGCGACGCGATTGTCGGCTGCGCCGTGTTTGCGGGATTCGTCGCGCTTCTTGCGACTGCGCCCTGGTGGGCGGCATGAGGGGCAAGCCGCACATCTACCGACTTGGCGGGCAGTGGTATTGCCGGCGCGATATCGACGGCATTCGGCTACTCGGCATCGCAAGCGACACGCCCGCCATAGCCTTTGCTGCTGCGGCTACATGGCACGAGTGGTGGCGCCGATGAAGATCATCGCGCACCGGACTCGCATCCCGTCCGACATTCTGCGCCGAGCGGCTTATGACCGACTCGTTCCACAAGGAAGTGATAGCGGCTACCTGCATTGGCTGCAACAGCGCCGCATCGAGTTTATGCGCCTACACCCAGGCATCAAAGAAGGCGAGTTCCACCGGGCATTTGATCGGTGGCTGGAGGGGATGAAATGAGCACCGCACTGACAACGCTGACCAGCAAGCTGGCGGCAAAGCTGGACATGGGCGATGACGGCAGCGACTTGATTGAAACGCTGAAGGCTACTGCCTTCAAGGGCGAAGTCACCAACGCGCAGATGACTGCGCTGATGGTTGTCGCAAACCAGTACGGATTGAACCCCTGGACGAAAGAGATTTATGCATTTCCTGATAAGAACAACGGGATTGTGCCCGTCGTTGGCGTGGACGGCTGGGCGCGCATCATCAACGACAACCCTCAATTCGACGGCATGGAGTTCGCACAGTCCGACGAGATGGTGAGGATGCCTGGAGCCAACAGCGACGCACCGGCATGGATTGAGTGTGCTATGTACCGGAAAGATCGGGCTCGCCCGGTCATCATTCGTGAGTACCTGGACGAAACATACCGCGAGCCATTCAAAGGCAAGTTCGGGCCTGTTATCGGCCCGTGGCAGACGCACCCGAAACGGTTCTTGCGGCACAAAGCAATGATCCAGTGCGCTCGGATGGCCTTTGGATATGGCGGCATCTACGACCAGGACGAGGCCGAGCGCATCATTGAGAAGGACATGGGCGCCGCCGAGGTCGTCAGCAGCCGCCCGGCACAAGCCGCGGCACCCGCTGCCCTGCCCGACTACTCGCAATCGGCTTTCGCCGACAACCTGCCCAAGTGGTCCGCGCTGATGCAGTCCGGCGCAAAGACGGCCGACCAGATCATTGCGATCGTCAGCACCAAGGGCGCGCTGTCCGAGGCTCAAAAAGCCCAGATCCGCGCCGCAGCGCAACCCAAGCAGGAAGCCCGCCCCGAAATCATCGACGCGCCCGAGCAGAAAGCCCAGGCCGATGACGACGGTTGGCTGCAGGACTACGAAGCCACGGAGGCTCAGCAATGAACATCACGATCACGAACCGCGTCACTCACGACTGCGCCCAGGGCTCCGATGCCTGGCACGCGCTGCGCGCCAAGCACTTCACCGCCAGCGAGGCCAGCGCGATGCTGGGCGCTTCGAAGTACCAGGCGCGCGCCGATCTCATCAAGCGCAAAGCGACCGGCCTGGCCGAAGAGATCGACGCCGCCACGCAACGCCGGTTCGATGCCGGACATGCAGCCGAGGCCGCAGCGCGCCCGATCGTGGAAAGCCATCTCGGAGATGACCTCTACCCGATCACGATGACCGCCGACGTCAACGGCCTGCCGCTGCTGGCCTCGATGGACGGTCTGACGATGCTGGGTGACATCGGCTGGGAAACCAAGCTGCTGAACCAGGATCTGCGCGCCGCGGTCGAGGCCGGCACGCTGGACGAGCACTACACCGTCCAGATGGAACAGCAGTTGATGGTGTCGGGCGCTGATCGCATTTACTTCACGACGACGGACGGCACGCCGGAGAACACCTTCGGCATGTGGTACGAGTCGAATCCCGCGCTGCGGGAGCGCATCGTCGCCGGCTGGGCGCAGTTCGCCGAGGACGTGGCCGCCTATGTGCCCGAGTCCGAGCCCGTGAAGCCGGTAGGCGTTGCGCCCGAAGCCCTGCCCGCACTGCGGATCGAAGTCACCGGCATGGTGACGGCAAGCAACCTTGCAGCCTTCCGCGAGCACGCTCTTGCCGTGTTCGGCGGCATCAAGACCGACCTCCAGACCGATGCCGACTTTGCCGACGCCGAGAAGACGGTGCGCTGGTGCAAGGAGGTCGAGGACCGGCTCGACGCTGCCAAGCAGCACGCCTTGAGCCAGACGGCCAGCATCGATGACCTGTTCCGCACGATCGACGCGATCAAGGAAGAGGCGCGGCAAAAGCGCCTCACGCTCGACAAGCTGGTGAAGGCCGAGAAGGAGAACAGGAAGTCGGAGATCGTCGCCCAGGCACGCAAGGCGTTCGCCGATCACTGGTCCGCCCTGTGCCGGCGCGTCGGCGGTGAGTGGATTCCCGCCGTGGGTGTGTCGTACTTCGCCGACGCCATCAAGGGACTCAAGAGTCTGGACAGCATGCGCGACAAGGTGTCGACCGCCCTCGCTCACGCCAAGATCGAAGCCAACGCCGTCGCCGACCGCATCGACACCAACCGCAAGCTGGTTGAGGACATGAGTCTGCTGCCCGACTTCGCCCAAGTCTGCACGAAGGCGACGGATGACTTCGCCGCGCTCTACGCGATGCGCAAGCAGCAGCGTGCGGACGCAGAAGCGAAGCGCCTGGAAGCCGAGCGCGAGAAGATCCGCCGCGAGGAAGAAGCCAAGGCGCGAGCCGAGGCCGAGCGAGTAGCCCAGCTCGAGCGCGAGCGCATCAACGCAGAAGTGCAGGCCAAGGCCAGCGCCGCGCTTGAGGCCGAGCGAATCCGTCTGCGCGCCGAAGCCGAAGCGCGCATGCAGGCGATGCAGGCCGACGCCGCAAAGCGCGCAGCGGAACTCAAGGCCATGCCCGACGTGAAGCCCGAGCCGGCCCCGCAGTTCGCCCAGCCGCAGGCCGATACCGGCGCCAAGATCACGCTCGGCCAGATCAATCAGCGCCTGTCGCCGATCGCACTGAGTGTTGCCGGGCTCACCCAGCTCGGCATTCAGCCGGCCGGCAAGGATCGGGCCGCGGTGCTGTACCTCGAGAGTGACGTTGCGCGGATCTGCTCGGTGCTGATTCGGCACCTGACGACCGTGGCGCGCGGCGAGATCAAGGGGGCAGCATGAGCACGATCGAAACCGGCGGGACGGCGTTCCCCATGCAGGAGCCGCAAGCCATCCACGCCTACGCCATCGCGGCCGTCGACGGAATCACAGACCCCGACGAGCGCGACCGCGCGTATCTCAAGGCGCGCGCCGAGGCGGTAGGAGGAGCGACGCTCCGCGACCACTTCGCCACGCACTGCGGCGCGCTTGGCGACGAAGTTTCCATGGCACTTGCGACCGAACTCGCCGCGACGCAAGGAGTTGCGAAGCCGACCGACAACAAAGACTTGATGGGCTGGCATCGGTTCTGGTGCGCGGTCCATGCCGCCCACCGTTACATGATGGCCGACGCCATGCTCGCCGCCCGCAAGGAGAAGTCATGACCTGGACCAAACTCCCGCCCATCGAGGCTCACTACGGCGGCTGTCTCAACTGCGGCCCGCGTCCCGTGCAATTCCCGCCTGAAGGCGTGATCGCGGTCGGCTTCGGCTATGCCGCGCTTCACAAGGACGGGGAGCCGGTCTGGTCTGAGGGTGACACGGCCGACGACATGGCCTGCGCCGACGCCGAAGCCCTTGCAGCACAAGACCCCGACCACGACTGGCGCGTCGTGCTGCATGGCCCGTTTTCCGGCAGGACGTATCAGCGGCACGGACCCGGCCAGTGGATGCTGGTCGAGAAGAACGAAGGTTTCGCGTAGCAGTAACCGATCAACGGGGCGAATGCGCAGGTCGATGCGCTGACGGATGGACGGGTGACGCGCACCTGAAAGGCCCGAGGCTGTACTCGCGTGACACAGCAAAGCCGGAGATCGACACCGGCCGCCCCCCCCACACAGCCCGCCGAGCGCGAGCTTTTTCATGGAGCAAGCAATGGACATCACGAAGTTCTGCGCGACCATCGACCCACAATCCTACATGCACAAACCGATGCGCCACGATGGCTATTTGTACGCCACGACCGGCCATATCGCCGTGCGCATCGCCGACGACCCCGCAATTAAGGCCGGGCCGATGCCGCAGAACCTGCAGAATGGCATTCTGCAGAAGATGGCGGACTACACGGAAGATCGGACATGGCAGCCGGTGCCGACGATTGACAAGGTAAGCCTGCGCGACTGCGCGTACTGCAACGGGACGGGGCGAGCGAAGATGCGCCCGGTATGCGACGGGGAGGCCGAGTTCGAGCACTTCGGCGACTGGTACGACTGCAAGCGCTGCAAGACAACAGGCCAAGTCGCTGCGGAGTCCTCCGACGATACCGCTACGTGCTCCTACTGCCTCGGTAGCGGGATAGATGCAAACCAATCCTTTGCGATCAGCGGCGCGCACATCGCCGCTCGATACCTTCACCTGATCGCCACTGAAATCCACGGCGCCGAGATCGGCATCAGCAAGAACCCGCTCGCCGTCCAGCTTATTCGCGCGCCCGGCGTTGTCGGCTGCGTGATGCCGATGCGGCCCTGACAAGGAGCAACCATGACCACCAAAGCCCCGAAGTTCGCCCCCATCACCGGCGAAGCCGCCCTTGCTGTGCGTCAGAAAACTGGCCTGAATCAGTCGCGGTTCTGGTCAGTTGTCGGCATCGGCCAGTCCGCAGGCAGCCGCTACGAGTCCGGCCGCAACATCCCGCGCCCGGTGCAAATGCTCCTGCGCATCGCCTACGGCACCAAGGCACAGGCCGCCAAGCAGCTCGAGGCCCTGCGCCCGAGCGTCGGCGCCGAAGCCAGCGAGGAGGCCGCATCGTGAACGCCCGCGACAACACCCCGCTGCGCACCCTGATTGCCGATCGCCTCGCAGCCGGCGAAGACACGGCCGCAGGCATCGCTCAGGCCATCGGCAAAGGCGACACCCCCTCGATCGTCGTCAAGGAGCTCAACGCCATGCGCACCGACGGCCAAGTCGAGTGCGCGCACGCGAAGCGCGGCAAGAAGAATGGGCTCGTCTACTGGCTTGTCGTCCCGCGCGATGTCGCCGCCGCGAGCGCCGAGCCGGAGGTGGCGAAAAACACCGGCAGCAGCGCATCGGGATCTCTGTCTCCCTCCGAGGGCGCTGCCGTCCAATCGAAGCCCGCGCCGGTCGCTGCCGCCACTCCCTCGGCGGCGCCGGTTGCGGCGGACGTCAAGCCGCAAACTGCAGAAATCCCGCCGACCGAAGCAGAAGACGACGCCATGCCGCCCGCCGACGCTTCGTTGCTGGCGCTCGCAAACCGCGAGCTCGCCGACCGCCTCGC